CCTACTACCAATACCTCTAACAAAATTACCAGCACGTTGAGCAAGTTTAGCAAAGAACATTCTTGCCTTTCTACCTATCAATCTCCTCACCTTAGTCCAAATAGTCCTAACAATTCTCCTAACAAATCCAAATACTCTTTTTATATTCGCAATTATTTGTTTAAATATTTTTTCAAAAACTAATTTCCATACAAGGAAACCCGCAATTAAATCCTTTAGACTTGAAGTAAAAGTTTTAAATTTTTCTAATGCTTCTTCACCAAACGTATTACCTACCCATTGCTCAAGTTGATCATAAAGACCATAAGCCCAATCAATAAAAGTTGCAAGTCCATCTAATATCTTTCCACCAATATTACCAACCCATGAAATAAAATCAATAAAACCATTCAAAAATCCTAAAAATTCAGGATCTTGCAACTTATCAACCAACTTCATTACAACACTACCAATCAAGAAAGTTATAAGGAAATGAAATACCCTATCAAAAATACCCATTCCTTTAGCCTTTAGACCACCTCCAGCACCACCGCCACCTTTTTTCTTCTCTGCTTCTAATGCTGCTTCTCTAGCTCTCCGTCTTTCATTTTCTGCTTTTCTTTTTCTAAGACCTTCTCTTACTTTAGATAATACTAACTGATCCTTTAATCCATTACTAACCTCACCAAGTTTTACATTAACAATATGTAAAGACTGAACTTGTTCTGAGGTAATCCTTGCACCACCACCTGGTTTTGTTGGTAAAAATTTCTCAGCAGTTATCTTTGGAGACGATTTCTTATCTCCACCACCCATTATCTTCTGAACATTTGATCTTCTTGCAGCAACTCTTCCTGCACGTCCTGTTCCTTTACCTACTGCCTTAGCTCCACCAACAGCAGCTTTACCTGCCATCTTGGCTCCACCAAGAGCAACCTTTCCCATTCCTGCTAGGATACCTACTGCCATCTTATCTTCTTATTCCCAATGTCTGCTCTTTTGGTTTACCACCCCAAGCAATAGCACTAAAAGATGGAACACCACTTCCAGTTCCAGGTGGAGCTCCAGTTACTCCTCCTGAACCAGAACCTGCTTCTGTAGGAACTAACTGAATAGATTGAGCAGTCATAACTGGTACATCTGGAGGAGTAATATTATCATTAGTACCAGACGGTTGAACTAATCCACCACCAGCAAAATGTTTCTCAACACCACTACCACCACTATGATAATGATGCTCAACAGGTACATTAGTTCCACCAGCAGCAGCATTCATAGAAGCAAAAGTATTAACACCAAAAGTATTCACAGCACTCTTACTCATCACAAATTCACCTGCAGTTAACTTCGCAGGAACTTTATCTACTCCACCTCTTCCTGTTACCTTACCACCTTTTGCAAATGGTTTACGATATTCTTTTCCTTCATATGGAAGCATTGTTTGAGTTGGTTTAACTTCAACATTATTATTTGTATCTCCACTATAACTATTCTTATTCAGAACTAATCCACCACCATTAAATGCAGATCCACCACCACTACTCCTACTACTACTTGATGGTCTATTAGTTCCACCAGCAGCAGCATTCATACCAGCAAGAGTATCAGCACCATACTGTTGAACTGCACCCTTACTCATAACAAATTCACCTGCAGTTAATTGTGCAGGAACTTTATCTACTCCACCTGGTCCTTTTACTAATCCACCTTCATTGAACATCTGCAGAGGTTCTTCCTGATTCTGCTGTGTTGGTGGTTGTTCCTGTGGTGGAGTAACATCTGGTTGTTCAGAGTTTTGTTCAGCCTCGTTTATCAAATTATCTACATCTATATCTTCACCTAGAGTCTCAAGATTATTCAGATCCGAATCACCTTCAGCAATAACTTCAGCAGTATCTTTATTCAATCCAAAAATAGATTTAACTGCAGCAATAATCTTAGTTACAGCCCATGTTCCCAATACAATTATCCCTAAAATAACTCCACCTGGTCCCAATAAAGCTGGGAAAAATGCTATCAAACCAGCAAGTAAAACAGGCCACCAATCCTTAAAGAATCTAATCAAACTATCTACCTTCTTCTTATTATTCTTATCAGTAAACCAATCAAAGAATTTCATTACTCCTGCACCAAGAAGAAAAATTCCTATAAACTTTAGTATCCTATCAAAAAGATTTTTTACAGGTGCTATTGCCTTCATTGCTACTTTCTTAACACCACCACCCATCTTCTCTAAGAAATTTTCTCTCTTCTTTCTACCTTTCTGTTCTGTAGATATTCTTTCATCTTCTGCCTTATCCTGTTCAAATTTATTCTGATCCTCTACTGTTTGAGAAATACTCTCAACAGATGCAGCAATGCCTGATATAGTCTTTCCAATTTTATTCTTACCATCAGATTGCTGACGCATCTTCAGGATATTTTTCAATATAGTTATCTTCTTCTCATTAGTTTCAACTCTCTTCTCTAACTTATTACCTGCAGCAAAAGATGCACCCATAAATTTGGATGGATCTATCCCTCTTCTAGTTGGTGCTGCTTGTTCTTCTTCAGGCATTATTTTTTTGTTGTTGTTGTTTCAACTTCTCTTCTTCGAGATGTTGTTTTAATAATCCAACATAAATGTCTCGTTCCCAAGGCATCCAATTTTCAATCTCTGTTAAGCTATATTTATGGTACTGCATCAAAGCAAAATTAAGCCTGAAATAAGATTCCAGGTTCATGTATACCATAGCTACGCGAAAAAAGACGCTAAGCCCTCCAGTACTACATCACTTTCAACTTTTGTATTAGGATTAGTTACCTTCACTGTATGAGATAACTTAGGCATTGTTGTAAAGAAACTTTCAATCTCCTTAAACTGTGCTGAATTCATTGACTCAAGGAAGTCATTCATTTCTTTCTTGGTACAATCAGATGAAGTCCAAACCTCTTCCTCATTATAAATTTTATCAATACAAGATGCAATCAATTCAAATGACTGCTGCATCTGATTCTTTTCATCAAACTCAAAGTTATTCTTAATAAACTCATTCAAAGATGGATACTTCATCTCCATCATTAAACTTTTATCTAACTGAATCTTATTACTATGTTCCTCAGTTTTCTGAACATGAATATCATCAAGATCAATAGTTATAGGAACCTGTGTCTTCTCATCATCAGGACAAATAATATTAACTTCTAGTTCTTCTCCAACAGATTTACCCCTGATATGTAAGAACAAAAATTCAATATCAAATGTTGGTAATGTTTCTACTTTAATTCCCTTTGTAAGAACACAAGCTTTGATGACTGCTTTAATAGCATTCGTTATTTGTTTTGTATCTTCACTCTCTAAAGCAAGTACAAGTAATTTTTCTTCTTTAACTAGGAAAGGTCTATATGTAATTGTCTTTCCTGTTGATGGCAACTCAAGTTCATAAGTTGGCGTAGCAATCTTTGGTAAAGGCATAATGTTTTATAACAAGTCGTATATGTATATATCAGCTCAGTAGAGACTCTGTAAGACCACCAGCAAAATCACCAAGCCATCTGTTACCAGTAAGACTAGTGACTGCTCTATCAGCCAATGCTCCACCAAACTGAGAGATATTAAACCCTGCTTGACCTATAGGATTTAATATTGGGTCAGATGAATCTGAATTACCAGCAGTTGTAATGTACCTAGAATAAGTAAATGAAACAGTACACTTTAAAAGTGATGATGAATCATATGTCACAGGCATTGAAGAAATTGATAATGGATATGTATTAATAAAGGTATAGGTAAGAGGTATTGCTCTCCGAATTCTATCAGCACTACCTCTTTTTGCTTCTATATTCTTCTCAAACTTTGTAATCTCAAGGGATCCCTTATAATCATTAGGGAATCTCATACGATAATGAAAGTGTGGACTCTTATTATCCATCTTTTCATTACCAATAAACTGAATCCATGATTCAAAATATCTAATAGGTAAGTACTCTACTGCATCACAATAGAATGTTAAGTCAATTCTATCATCAAATATTCTACGATGAACATGTCTTTCTGTTACACCAGTATGATCATTAAGTAATTCAGTTGTTGCTAAGTTTGATCCCGGCAATGCTGTCTCACAACACATTAAATTTAACTTATCTCTCTTTTCATTAGGAAGACTACTTCCAACCTCCATAATCCCTTGCTTACGAAGATACTCTCCAAAATCTGAAGTACCGAATGCACCTCTAGAAGGATCTCCAATCATCACCTGAAAGTGTGATGTGGTAGCTGGATTTAATAGTTTGGCCTTGACTTCTGAAAGAGACCTTGATCGTGGTCTTGGTGATGCCATTTATAAATACTATTTGACCTTATATATTATGTATGCAAGATAATGGCAGAAAGTATTAAGAGTCGGTACAAACCATTAAATCCACAGAAATATCAAGGCAATCCCAACAATATTATCTGTAGAAGTAGTTGGGAAAGAAAGTTTTGTCAATGGGCTGATAGAAAAGATAGTGTAATCTCTTGGGCATCAGAAGAAATTACTATACCATATGTTTCTCCTAAAGATAATAAAGTACATCGTTACTATCCAGACTTTCTTATTAAAGTAAAAGAAACTAACAATAGAATTAAAACATATGTGGTCGAAGTCAAACCAAAGAAACAAACACTACCACCTAAACCAAGAAAGAAAGTGACCAAATCATACATCTATGAGTGTCAAACCTATGCTGTAAATCAAGCGAAGTGGAAAGCAGCATCAGAATTCTGTAAGGATAATCGTATTGAATTTAAAATCATAACAGAACAAGAATTAGGTATCAGATAATGACAGATAGTTTTGGATTTGGATTTGACGAAGACCAAAAGGAAAATCGTATCGTGGGGAATGATATAAACCTCAGAACCAACGACCCTGAAGATATGATGTTAGAAATTATGGAGTTATTAAATGATACTGTAACACCTATACCTGAAGTAGGTAAGTTCTATACCTTTGTATATAATGCTAAGACTCCTGGTTATCAATACGATCAGCACCCATTGATTGCTTGCACAGCATTAGAGAAGTGGGGTTTTAAAGGACTCAACTTTCACTGGCAACAATCCAGAAACTACACATGGAATGAACTAGCAGGTCAATTATATATTGTACAATGGAATGAACTTGATGACCTTATGGCAATACCTTATGCAAAATTCATCCTAAATAAATAAAAAGTCTTATATATGGCAACTGCGGCATCCCCTACCATTTATAGAACAACTACTAATACTGACGGTACTAAAACAAGAACCGCCTATAGGGTTAATGTTGACTACTCTACAGATACTCAGGGAAAACCTAAAATACAAGAACTTCAATTACAAAATGATGTTGTTGCACAAGATGCTGGTATAACTGGTGGTGGTATCAATGCAACTTGGACTACAGGTGCAAAATTAAACGCGGGTAATATATGGTCTAGAATGTATAGAGATGAATCAGATACAACTAAAGGATGGGTAACTCCCGACTCTGGTTGGGAAGAATTAACAGATAGAAAAGGAACTTTTAATTCACAAGTTATGGATGCTGGTGCTGATGCATTAGCAAAACATTTCAATACAAGCAACTATGGTATGGACTTTGGATTTGCAACCAAAGCAGGTGCAAGACTTAATCTACAAAACGCTTTAAGTACAAATCAAGCTGGTACGGGTTCAGCACTTAGTGGTGATGGTGGTGCTAGAATGACCCCACGTTTAGAAGGTGCAGATTCAATTCCAGGCAATGTAAATACTCGCCCTAGTTACTCAAAAGAAATGCTGTATTATCCAGCAGCATTGAGAAATAATAAAGGTCAAGATAGATTGAAAATATCTGTTCTTAAATATGAGGCTAGAAAAGCAGGTGAAGGATTCACATTAGCAGATAGAAAAAGTTTTAGAGAAAGAATTATTGGTACTTGTGTCTTACCTGTTCCTGGTGGAGTAGGAGATCAAAACTCAGTTAGTTGGGGTCCAGATAATATGGATCCAGCATCAATGGCAATAGCTGGTGCAACTTTTGATGCTCTCCAAGCAGAAAACCCTGCAGATGCAGCAAAAAAATCAATAGAAGATATGAGAACAGGTCTAAGTGGAGCAACACAAGAGGTTAAAGCAGCATTAGCAGGAATACTTGCAAAGGAAGCAACTGGTGTTACTGGTAACATCCTAACAAGAAGAACTGGTGCAATTGTAAACCCAAATATGGAATTACTTTTTAATGCTCCTGCTCTAAGACCATTTTCATTTACTTATAAATTAAGTCCTAGAAGTAGAGAAGAAAGTGTAATGGTGAGAAAGATAATTAGAATGTTTAAACAATCAATGGCAGTACAAAGATCCCAAAGTCAACTCTTTTTAAAATCACCCAACACATATAAACTACAGTGGTTAACTGGATTTAGTAGACAAAAAGAACATGATTATCTACCAAAGATAAAAGAAGTTGCTCTACAAACTTTCAATGTTAACTACACACCTGATGGTAACTATGCAACCTATGAAGATACTTCTATGGTTTCTTATGAACTTCAATTTGGGTTCTCAGAACTAGAACCAATATACAATGATGATTATACTAAACTTGATGGAAATTCAGACGAATCTATAGGTTACTAAAATGGCAAATCAATACTTTAGAAATCTTCCAGATGTTGATTACATCAATCGTACCAAAGACGGTCAATTTATTTCTAACTACACTCAAGTAAAGAACTTTTTTAAAAGAGGTAAGTTAAGAGAAGATATCTTCCAAGACTTAACTGTTTTTCAAAAATATAATGTCAAAGGCGATGATCGTCCAGATAATGTTGCGAATGAAATCTATCAAGATCCCCGTTTAGATTGGGTTGTTCTCCTATCTAATAATATTGTTAACGTCTACAACGAATGGCCATTATCTCAACAAGCATTTGATACTTATATATTAGATAAGTATGGTTCTGTTGAGAAGTTAAATGAAGTACATCATTATGAATCAAATGAGGTTAAAGATACTCAAGAGGTTGTATTATTTCCTAGAGGAGTTCAAGTTAGTGTTGCACAAAGTATAAGTTACTATGAACATATGACCGACGAATCAAAAACTGTTAACCCAATCTCAAGAGCAGTTACTAATTTACAATATGAGGAAGATATAAACAATAAAAAGAGACGTATATTTTTACTTAAACCAATATATCTAAGTGTTGTATTTGATGACCTAGAAGAAATGATGGCATATAAAGAAGGTTCCACTCAGTATGTGAGTGAAACCTTGAAACGTGCAGATAATACTAGATTGTATAATTAACTCTCTGCTAACTTCTGGAAATAACTTAGAGCATCATCTTCATCCTCATCTTTAGAGGATACTGCTTGAGTCACTGTCCTTTCTGCTGTAGCATAAGAACCACGACCTTCACTCTCATCCTCTAACTCCTCATCTACACGACGAGTAGCAGGACGACCTTGACCTAACACATACTTCAGACGTTTCTCAAGTTCATCATATGTCTTGAACTGGTCTGGAGCAGTTACTGCTGTGAGTGAATACTCTTTCTTCCATAATGCTTCTAGTGCATCATCATCGTCAAGAAGTGGTGATACTTTATCAAATTCTGAACTATCATAGTTCCAGAATCCTGCTACCTTCTTGATCTTCAACTTGAAGTTTGCACCTTGCCAGAAGTCAAAAGGATTAATTGCCTCTTCATCTTCAAACTCAGGTTGCATTGCTTCCATGATCTTATCAAAGATCTTCTTACCATACTTAAACAGAAATACTCCACCCTCATTCTGAGGATTGGTTGGATCCTTAACAACATAGATGTTGCTGTAATAGGATAACTTACGCTTCTGCTTACGAACAGTATCCTTGTCTGCTTCATTACCACTGTTCCATAAGGTACGGTTGTAATCAGA